GCCGGCAAGCGCTACCGCTGGCGCTTCCGCTTGGTCACGACGTTCTTCGGCGGATGGGCCGGCACCGTCGGCGGCTTCTACACCGTCCGCAAGGCCCGCCTTAGCCTGCAAGCCGGCCGTGGCGATGCAGCGGCGAGTCTCGGGAATCGCATTGCATCGTGGCTGTCGTTCACGCCCGGAGCCGAGCCGGGCTTGCGGTCCGGCACCTTTACGTGCCCGACGGCGTGGGACGGCCTGCCGGTCGCAATCAATATCCGCGGTGCGGCACCGGACGGACTGGACGCACAGGGCGCAATCGCCAACATCACCGACATCGAGTTCGTCGAAGTGCCCGCGCTGGACGAAATCGACCTCCCAGGAATCACCCTGCCGAACTACGTCCGCGAGGTGCTGCGACTGTCCGGCCGGCCCGAGGACGACGCCGACCTGGACTCATTCAGCGCCATCGATGCCACGGCCGCGAGCATCGGCTACTGGACCGGCGACCAGGTGCAGGCGCTGTCGGTGCTGCGCGTGCCGATGGACTCGTTCGGCGCTGCGCTCTACACCAAGCGCGACGGCCGCATCGCCGCGACAAAGTTGGTCGACCCGGAGACGCTGCCCGCTGATTTCGTCGTCGACCCGGGCAACATGGCGAGCACCCCGCGCATCACACTGGACGGCGCGCCACGCCTGACCACCCGCGCCGAAGCGCGCCGGAACTACTACCAGTACAGCGAAGTCGAGTTGGCCGCCCTGATCGCCGACCTGCCGCTGGGCGAGCGCAGCAAATACACCAGCGCCGCCCGGCACACCGTCGCCGCAACCGTGCCCGAGACCCTGCCCGAGCAGTACAACCACGCGGTCGGTGCCGACCCGCTGCCCACCGTCTACGACGACCAGGCCGAAGCGCTCACCGAAATCCAGCGCGTGGTTGATCTGTACCAGGAGCTTCGCCTGTTCGTCGACGCCGAAATCTACGTCGACGACCTGACCGACCTGCCCGACCTGGGCGACATCGCGTTCTTTCAGTGGGATCGGTTCGACTTTTCCGAGGGGAGGAAGATGCTGGTCGTGGGCGTGACGGACGAAATCACCGGCGGCGAACGCCGCTACACCGCAACCCTGCGACTCTGGGGATAATCCATGCTGCTACCCTACGGTTCACCCATCACGTTCGCCACGACCGGCATTACCGTTTCCGGCGCTACCGCCCTGACCAGCCTGGCCGGATTGAAAGACGGCCGCCCGGGCGCCATCACCCGGCTGCAATGGCCCAGCGGCGCGCAGACGACCAGCACCGCGATCACCATCGATACCACCTGGGCAACCCCCATCGTCCCGCGCGTCGCCGGCCTGGTCAACGTACGCGGCCTGCCCGCCGGCCTGCGCGTGCGCATCGGCTGGCAGCAGACCGAAGGCGGCGCATTCGACTACCAGCAGCAGGACAGTATCCTGTTCGACAACCAGGCCGGCGACCGCTTTGCTTGGGACACTTGGGCCTCGGGCTTGAACGCCTGCTACGGCGTCCGCATCGAGGTATTCAACGACGACGGCGACAGCGGCACGCCCGTCACGGTCGAAGCGCAGTTTGATATTGGGGAGGTGTATGCGGCACCGGCGGTTGATTTATCTCCAATCGGAGAATCTGAATCGGAATTCATCGCCGGGGAAACGGTTCTTGCTCTGAGCGGGCAGCCGTATTTCTCGGAATCGCCCGTGAGGAACCGCGTGCCGCTCCAGTTCCTACCAGTAGACGCGCCAGAGTACCCAAGCGTCCGTGGCGCGCTTTGGTCTTTGGCCATTTCGCCAGCGCTTCTCGTTTCGCCCGACGGCTCGGCAGAATTTCTAATGTACGGCCGAGCCGCGGACATCAGGTCCCGGCGCTTCCTCAATGGCAAACACGCGATATCTATGAGCGTTGAGGTGTTGAGATGAAGGCACCGGCACATTGCGCCAGTCGGTCAGGGCCGGCGGCCAATTCTCGACCGGCGGATTCGCGCTTGAAGAATCGCTATAAAAAAAGGCCCGACATGATCCGCCATGCCGGGCCTCGGTTTGTCTGCCGTGAGTTGGGGGCGCGACAGACGAATGGGCCGTTTCGTTGCACGCTACGGCTGGAGCGTCCTTCACCACGGAGCATGGCGCAACTACATCGCCGATCGGCACGGGGAGGGAGACCAGCCGGCGGTGATGGATGAAATATAACAGCTTGTCTTGATCATCGCAACAGATTGTCAGATCGCCCGCAAGACGTTTACACTTGTCCCCGGAAACACTTTCCCGCGTTCGCGGTGATCCGCTCCCCTGCAATTTGCTGAGCAGAACCGCGCGCCCTTCGCCAGCTTCGCCGGGGAAATTTTTTACCGCATTCTTCATACGCGCAATTGCTCATGGCCTGGCCGTCCTTACAACCTCTTTTGTCGCTCGCTTGATCGCGTTTTTCGCATATCGAGCGACGAACCTCACATCCGTGGACTCTGCTTGCATACGGTTTGCGATGTCATCAATTACCGGGAAAGGCCGAAACATGAAATCGCGATCATCGCTCAGGCAAAAACCAAAAAGCCCGGTAAAAGGATCGCGCTGCCACACTAGGCAAGCGTTTTGATGCATGACGATCCCCGAATCTGAATCGCTGCTTGCAGCACCGACCGAACAACTTGAAGGGGCGTCCACACCGCAAACAGCGAGCAGCGAAAGATACTGGACCAGCGCCAGATGAAATACGATCCATTGATCATGCGACATCACGCCGCAAACTTTTGATTTCGATTCGGGGCTGAAAGCGTCGCACATTGACTCACATAGGCGGCCTATCAAGGTTGCGCTGGCCGGAAGGTCTTGAATGTTGGTGATTCTCTTGTTCTTCATGGTGATTTTCCTCGCAGCATATTGAAGGGTCGTAGTCGGGCCATGCTCCAGAATTGACCATCGAGCAGTAATACGCTTCGTGGCGCTTTTCGTCCAGATAGTCCATTTCGGATACAACGGCAAATACCGAGAACAGCGCAGCGGCAGCCGTTGCCGTGATAGCCGTTGCCGAGATCGATTTTATGGTTCGGCTCATGGCGTCGGGCTCATGTGTGAATCGAGTTCTCCGGCTCGGATGAGAAGAAGTTCCCATGTCGAAAGCGGCATGTTGCTTTCCCCGGACTCCCATGCTTGCCAAGTTCTTCGGCTCACTCTGGCAGCATGTGCGGCTTTGACTTGCGTCATGCCATGCCGAGAACGGAAAGCAGCGACTTCTGAGGCGTCGGGGCTCTGGTACAAAACGGATTTGCTTTTTGATTGTTCGCTCATTCTGGCTTCCTCTTAAAATGGGACATCGTCGATCGGAAGATGATCGTCGGGCATCGTTGATGGCGGCGAAACGCGGGAACGGCTGGACTCGCTGCCGCGCCGGTCGCGATCTCCGTTTCCTCTGGCACTGCTTGAAAGCATCTGCATTTCCCGACCGATGATTTCGGTGGCGTATCGGTCTTGCCCGGACGCGTCTTGCCATTTCCGGGTGCGAAGCTGGCCTTCAATGTAAACCTTGCTGCCTTTCTGCAAATACTCTCCTGCGACTTCCCCGGTTCTTCCGAACAAGACGACTTGATGCCATTCGGTCGCTTTTTTCATTTCACCGCTTGTCTTGTCGCGCCACGTTTCCGAAGTCGCGACTGAGAGATTGCAAACGGCATTGCCGCCTTGCGTATGCCGGACTTCTGGATCGGTGCCGAGATTGCCGATCAGAATGACTTTGTTGATTCCGCGTGACATATCATTTTCTCCGTGGTTTTGGTTGCAGAACATCCGGGCAGTGTTGACGGCAGAAGGCGACGTATTCGCGAATTCCGGCGCGCAGATCATCCATCATCGTCGGGTATCGGTACAACATCGTTTCGCTTACTTCCTCGATCTTGACCAGAAACCCGCGCTGCCACCTTTTGAACACGGTGTAGCGCGCAGCGTAAGCAGAGAAAACGTATAGATATGCTTTCCATTGCAGTGACTCCATGCGGGTTTCTACGTCGCCGTTTTTGCTCAGTTTGTATTCGTTGACGATGCCGCCGGTAATGCCGTCTGCTTTGCAGCGAAGTTCGACTTCCTCTCCATCCACGACGATCGCGCGGGCGCCGAACGCTTCCCGCGCTTGTGGCAGTTCGATCGCCACTTCATCGTCCAAATTTATTTGGAAGCGGAAGCCTTGCCATTCGTATTCGCCGTTTTCGACGATGCCGGCTGGATGGTTTTCGAGGAAATCATGCCAAGCCGAGCCCGCCAGCATGTGAGGCTCTGGCGGGGTTTCACGGCGCAAGCGCGCCGTGAGTTCTTCTGCGGTCATTGCCTCGATCCGGTTGTACCAGATGATCTGATCGAGGTCGCTCGGGCTGACGCGAATCATTCCAGATCGCTCCCGGCGTTCCGCATTTCGGTCGCCTTGTCCGGGTCGCTCTGCTCAGCGGCTTCCGCGTTTTGCTCGGGCTCGGGCTCGGGCGCGGGCTTGGCGAACTTGCCGGCCTTGCGGTCATAGACAAACCCGCGGCTGACAGCGTGCTGGTTCAATTGGCCTTTGACCGCTGCGCGGATGTTTTCGGGCGCGTTCTGAGTTTCCGTGATCATGGCGTTGATCTGCTTGTCCGTCGTCGCCTTGCGAATGGTGCCGGCCCATTCCTCGATCGCCAGCATTCTTTCGCGCTGCTCGGCGGTCAGGGCATTCAGCGAATCCTTGATTTGCTCGATGACCTTCGCCAGAAACTCGGTGTCGGTTTCGACGTGCGGTACAACCAACTCATCAAGCTGTGCCGGGTTCTTGCCGAACGTGACTTCTCCGGGCGTGAAATCGAGAACGCGTTTCCGGTCGCGAATAGCAAGCCGGCCCATTGCGTCGCTGATCTTGTGGACTTCGTTTTTGCTGGCGCCCTGCATGTCCAGCCGTTCGATCAGGACATCGCCGGACTTGTCCTCGGTGCTGTGGGCGATCAGAACGAGGTCTTTTCCGAAACTGCGCAGCAGCTTGACCCATGCCGCGAATTGTGATTTCAACTGCCCGAAGCCTTGCAGCGACAGCGCGCCGTTCTGGCCCATCTTCGGGTTGCGTTCGATGATGTCGAGCGACAGCGCGTCGAGCGCGCGGCCGACAGTATCCACGACGATCGTATCGTAGTCGGCAAGATCACCGGCAGTCATGTCCGTGATGTCGCGCCATTGCTTCGCGATCACCGTATCTTTCCGGTTTGCGGCGCGCTTTGCGCCGTCGTCGAAGTCGATCAGCAGCGGCCGGCGGGCTCCGAAGCCGAGGGTTGATTTGCCGATGCCCGGCGCGCCGTAGATGGTCAGAACGACAGTTTCGACGTTGATGGGCTCATCTGCCCGAACAATTTTCAGTGTCATGGTATTGCTCCGTTGTTTCGCGCCGGCAATGTCGCCGGCGCTGTTGGTTGAATAATTACTCGTGCGGCGTCGGGGCCATTTCCCCAGCCGCAAGCTTGCGGATATGGCTCATTGCCGCTTGTACCGAGGCGTGAGTCTCTTTCAGAAGAATCCCGCCGTACCAAACGGAAGCGGAAACGTCTTGCTTCCAGTTCAAGGGAAAGGAGTCGCCGTCCGAATGCATAACTCCGCATCTTTCGTACGTTGTGACGTAGAGGGTGATCTCGACGCCGGCGGCCTCTGAGATGTCGGCGACTTCCTTTTGGATTCCGGGGGTAATGATGCTCATCTGCGTCGCTCCGTTTTGCGTTGAAGGTATGGCCATAATAACGCACCTTCTGCGCCCTGTCAACGTCCAAAGGCGCATTTTTTTCGCTTACGAGGAGTTTACAATCGGCCGGTCCGGGGCTATTATTGAACGGTCTGAAACGGGCAATGAAAATCGACAGATACACGTAACTCCATGAAATCGTTACAGATTCCGATCCGGCCGAGCGCTTGGGCGTGACTCGGCAAGCCGTCATGAACTGGCGGCGGCACGGCCGCATTCCTTCACACCGCATCAACGGAGAATATCGAAATGGACCATACGCAAAACGGGGCAGTGCTGGCCGCGCTTGAGGCTGGCGAAGAAATAACGCAGCTTGACGCGCTCAGGCGATGGGGAATCGGTCGGCTGGCTGCCCGAATTCATGAACTTCGGCACGGCGGCGCAAAGATCAAGACCGCGCTTCGCACCGTGAAAGCTGCCAGCGGCCGGCGCTGCCGGATTGCGGTCTACAGCATCGAGGCCGGCCGATGAGCATCCGAATGATTGCGCTGGCCTTCGAAGCGCGCTGCGAATCACCGGCTGAAAAACTTGTGCTTCTCAAGCTTGCAGACAACGCCAGCGACGAAGGCGAATGCTGGCCCACTCAGGGATACATGGAGCGGCATACCGAGCTGTCAATATCCAGCATTCGGCGAGCAATCCGCCGGCTGGAATCGGCTGGGATGCTGCGCACCGAACCAACTTTCGACCGCAACGGCGCGCAAGGCGCAAATCGATATTGGCTCACAATCGATGGGGCCGGTCAGGATGACTGCGGGGGCCGGTCACCACGACCGGGGGGGGCGGTCACCACGACCGGGGGGGCCGGTCACCATGACCGGCCTAATAAACCGTCAAGTAAACCATCAGTAAAACCAAACACTCAGCGCGTGCGCGCTCGCGTGAACCGGCCGGACTGGATTGAGGATCAAATCTGGACCGACTGGCTGAGAACGAGAAAGGCGCCGTTGACTCCGACCGCATGGGATCGAATCAGGCCGGAACTTGAGCGCGGCATTGAAGCCGGCTATTCGGCAAACGACATGCTCGCGGAAGCGATTGAGGCCGGATGGCGCGGCTTCCGACTGGACTGGTACGAAAACAGAATCAAGCGCGCGGCCGAAAGCGAGTCCGGGCGGCAAGGCGATTCAGGGCCCTCGCCGGCGGCGCTGTGGAACGAAGTGATTTCGGCCGCAGCGAACCCGAAGCGAGAATGGCACGCGTTGATGGAGCGGCGGCCGGAATTGCGCGAAGCCATCAGGGGCGCGGGCGGTTTTCGCCAGATTGGCTTGATGAACGAATGGCAGCAGCGAGAAGCCCGAAGCAAGTTTATTGAATTGGCCACAAACCAATCAGGAGAAAAGCAATGACTGGCGGGTACATCGAACTTGCGCTGGCAAGTTTTTTCTCTCTGGGATTTATTGTCGGCTCTCTTTTCGGAGTCGCGATCGCGAAAGGCTGGCGCAAATAAAAATGCTTGGCACCATCTGGACGGCCGGCGAACTGTCGGCCCGTGCCCGCGTGATCGCGCCGGCCGACGAATTCGCGGCCCGGATTCCGTATGGTGCCATTTCCCGATCGGCGGTCTTTCTGGCATGGCCATGAAGCCGCCGGACATAGCCGGCGCGATCGGCTGCCGGTCCTGTCGCGATCGGGTAGACGGCCGAACGCACGCGGACCAGCACCGAAGCCCTACAGTGGTCGCGGCCTTTGCCGTGGGCGTTATTCGAACCATCATCGCGCTGTGGCGTGAAGGAAAAATACGATATGAGCCATGAATGCCCGAGGCGCGGACAATCTCCGGGTGAATGCTCGACTTGCATTCTGGCCTCAAACTTTGCCGGCGACGAGCCGCTTATTCAGCGATTCGAGAAGAAAGGCAAGCTGATCATGATTCGGTGCTTGTCGCATCGAAAACACCGAGAGCCGTGGCGAACAATGCAGTTACACTTTGACGATGCCGAGCAGACGAAGAACGCATCGAAAAGACGCGAACCACAACCAGATCGCGAAAGTATTTGAGCGGGCCGGCTGCACCGTGGTAGACACTTCGTCGATGGGCGGGGGCTTCCCTGACATGATCGTGGCGCGCCGAGGAAGGACCGTCGTTGTCGAAGTCAAGTCCAGAAGCAAGCCTTCAGACGATCAGAAAGACTTTGCGATTTGGTGGCGCGGCGCTCACGCTTTTGTTTACAGCGACGACGAAGCGCTCGACGTTATCACGCGTTTGTTGTAGACTGCAGGAAGCGCGATGCTCAATCGCGTTGTACGACATTCCAGCACGACAGGGTTGGCCCGGCTTCGGTCGGGCCTTTTTTCAAAGGGATGCGAAGTGGATAAAATCGAATCGAGAATTCTTGCTCTTGAGGTGGGCGCGGCTGAATCGCGAAACGATCGGGTTCATGTCCAGAAAGCGCTAGACAAAATCGAAACGGCCGTTTCATCAATCAGCAAGACGCTTGAAGAATTTGCCCGTACTGATGGAAGGTTCAAGGCGATGCTTGAAGCTACGGAATGGGAGCGCGAACACCGCGCGCGGCTCGATGACGAAATCCGCGCATCAATCCAGAAAGAATCGTCCGATCGAATTGCAGGCGACAAGCGATTGTGGGTCGCGATCGATGCGCTGAAAAGCGATCCGGCCCATACCGCAAACTCGATCATGCGGGACCGCTTGAGTCGATGGAGCGCATGGGTCGATCGAGTAGCAAGCGGCACAATCGTAGGGGCTCTGGTCTACTGGTTCACGATATGAGCGCTTCCGAAGCAATTCGCAATTCTCGCAATTTCACGCTTTCCGAGTTTTCCAACTGCCCGGATATAGAGCGCATCGATCCGCGCCTGATCCGCGCTCTTGACCGTTTGCGCGATCAGCTTGGGGAGCCCATTCACGCCGGCCGTAAACCAGATGCTTTCGCGCGGCTGACCGGCCGGCCCACATCGCGCCATTACGCTGTCGGCCGCCTTTCTGATGCCGGGGATGTGTTCCCGGACAAAGGCTATTCCATGCGCGCGTGGATTCTCGCTCAGGCGCTACAGGAGCCGGACGGCCGGCCATCATTCGGCGGCATCGGGCTGTATTTCGATACCCGGCGCGGCCCGTTGCAACCCGGGCCCATGCTGCATCTGGACATGCGGCCCGGCCCTCGTGTATTGTGGGCGCGCGATTCTGGCCGCTATTGGACGGCATCGCAGCAGCCGAGGAAATTCTGGCAAGTCGTTGTGGACGCAATCGAGGAAGAACATGCTGTCAGTTCTGGCTGAATGGATCGAATGGCTCGGAATCACCGGCCCGCACGTTTTCGCTTTCGCGGTCGGCGCGGTGTTCGCGATCGTGGTAACTCAGGCGGCGAAGAAAGCCGGGCATTTCGGCGGCAGGTACGCGTTTCTCACGGCCATTGCCGCCGCTTTCCCGCCGGCCTACACGTTGTCACCACCAACGGGCCTGAAAGCCGACTGGCTCGCCCTGTGGATCGCGCTCGGCGCTGGGCTCACTGCTACGCGGGCCTATAGGCTCATCGTGGCAATCGTTGGTCGGTATCGGCCGGAACTGGCAAAGGCTCTCGGAGATGGTTGATCGAATCAGGAAATGGTGGGCCGCGCTGGTCGCGGCAGTGATCGCGATCGGCGGCTTGGCTTTCGTGTTGCTTGCCGAATCCCGGAAGAAAGCTGTTGACAAGCACAAGCGCAAAGCCGCTGAATACACTGGCCGGCGCGACTATGCCTCCGAGCAAGCCGCGCAGGAAAAGAGGCGCGTTGCGGATTCTATCGTCGCGGCAGCCGAAGCCGAGGCGAAAGCAAAAGAAACGATCGAGAGACTCAGGAGCGAAGGCCATGAAACACTTGCTGATCATGTTGATGCTTACAACCGCCGGTTGCGCAACCGTTCCCGGCCCGGTTCCGGCTGATCTCGCTGGCTACGAGGTCGCCGCGCCCGAAACACCGTCGCCTGTTTTCGAGCGCGCGCCGGTAGCGGCTGGCGTTTGTGATTTCGCCGGCGCGCCGGCCGTGGCATTTGCGCCGGAAGAATTCGTGCAGCTTGAAGCGCTGGTAGAAGCCGACGCCGCGAATCGAAAAATCATCGAGCATCTGGTTCAGGCGTATTTGGCGCGGACCGCCGAACTTGTTCACATCCTGAATGCGGGCCGGGCTGCCGAGAGAATGGCGCAATCTTATAGGGATCAGGCAGAGGCCGAAGCTCGGGCCTCGCGACGAAAGACGATTACGTCCGCCGGCATTCTCGGGGCGCTTCTCGGGCTCGGAATCGTGCTTTAAAAAATCCGGCGCAGAGCCGGCTTTGTAGCGGGGAGCGGGGCTTCGATCAGTCAACTATCGCAAATTTGTTCGATTCTGCTAGAATCGGGCATGGCCGGGCGTCCCGGCATATTTTCGGCTAGTGGCCGGCGATCCCGTCATGGTGTGACAGGAGAAACGACGATGAGCAAGAAACCAGCCGGCCCGGCTTGGCCGGCAAGCGCTGTCGAAATGGTCGATCTCGACAAGCTGATCCCATACGCGCGCAATTCCCGCACGCATTCGCCCGAGCAAGTCGCTCAGATCGCCGCCAGCATCCGAGAATGGGGCTGGACGGTCCCGGTATTGATTGACGAGGCCGGCATGATCATAGCGGGCCACGGACGCGTTCTCGCCGCTCAAAAACTCGGCATCGACAACATTCCGGCGATGACTGCCGCCGGCTGGACCGAATCGCAGAAACGCGCGTACGTCATCGCGGACAACAAGCTGGCGCTTAATGCAGAATGGGATGAGGAACTGTTAGCTACGGAACTTTCGGAACTCAAAGATAGCGACATTAGCGAGTTCTTGACGGGATTTGACGAAAATGAAATTGGCAGCATCTTGGGGCTGGACGAAGATAATTCCCCGCCTCTTCAGGACGAAACAAAGTTCATTTTGATGCTGGAATTTTCCACAGAACGCGAACTGATGCGAGAGTTTGAGCGCGCGCAGAATGAGGGCATCAAATGCAAGATTATCGAGTAAGGCTTAGCAGCGAACCGTCAACCAGCTATTACGCGCAGAAGGCCGCAGACGCGCTGGACATAGACATCGGCAAAAAGCTTACGCACGATTTGCGCGTTCGAGCCGACATCAAAAGCGACTTCAATCTCGGGCTAATTCTTGGCAGCAGCGGATCGGGAAAGACCACTCTCGCGAAAGAAATATTTGGCGAAGACTGCTTCGACTTCAGTATTGACGAAAGCAAGCCGGCGATAGATTTATTCCCCGAGGAATTCGGTTATGACGATCGAGCGCGCGCGCTTTCTGGAATCGGGTTAACCAGCGTTCCGACTTGGCTGCGACCGATCTACACGCTTTCCAACGGTCAGAAGGCCAGAGCGTATGCAGCGTTGCAAATGGCGCAGCAGGAGACGTTTTGCGTAGACGAATGGACATCCACAGTCGATCGAACTGTCGCTAAGGCGATGTCGATATGTTTGTCAAAGCACGCGAAGCGAAGCAACAAGCGCGTCGTTGCTGTGTCGTGCCATTACGACATCATCGAATGGCTGGACCCGGATTGGATCATCGATTGCAATTCGGCAAAATTCGTCGATAGGAGGTTACTTCGGCGAAGCCGAGATGAGAAACTGCGATTCGACATCCGAGAAGTTCATAGATCAACGTGGCCCAATTTTAGCAAGTATCACTATTTGAGCGACAAATTGCCGTTCGGCTACATGAGAACCTTCGGAATGTTTTCGGGTGATACGCAGATTGGTTTCCAGTGCTTCGCAAATTATGTTCCGAAAAGACGGAACAGGCCCTTGCAATTTCACAGCAACCGAACAGTCATTCATCCCGATTATGTCGGCTTCGGGCTCGGCATCCTGTTTATCAACGTAACAAGCGCAATGATCAAGGCCGAAGGCTATGACGTCTTGGCAAAGTTCAGTTCGAAGCCGGTCAAGAAGGGCTTTGATCGGTTTCCGCATCGTTGGAAGCTGCTCGCTATCATGAGAGATACGCCGCCAGGCGGGGAAAACATGAAACGGTTGTCAAACTTTCGGAGGCACGTTAAGACATTCAGTTATCGCTGGGTCGGCGGTGACGATGCAGCCGAAGTCATCAAAGAACATCAAGCGATGTCCGTATGAGCCGCGGGTTTGAAAATCGTCAAGATTCGGGCGGCTGACGTCAGCAATTGGAATTCAATGGTATTTGAAGTGAAAAAAGGCCAGAAACAAAGCAAGCCGAAAAAGCTGAGAGATAGCAAAGGCAGCGAACAGCCGCGTTCACTCGGCGGGCGCCCTGAAATCCCTGTTGACCTCGGCAAGCTTGAGGCGCTTGTGAAAATCCAATGCACCGCAGAAGAGTGCGCATCGGTTATCGGCTGCTCCGTGGACACCATAGACCGTCGCCTGAAAGACGAGGGATTCGAGGGTTTTGCGGACTACAGAAAAAAGCATGAGGCTGAAGGGCGCGCCAGCTTGAGGCGGATGCAGTGGAAGAAAGCGCAGGACGGTGACCGCGTAATGTTGATTTGGCTCGGAAAGCAGTATCTTGGCCAGCGCGACAGGCACGAAGTTTCAGGAGATTCGGACCAGCCCGTGGTCAGCGAGATTCGGCACCGAGTAATAGGCTGAAATGGACGGCCGCGTGATCCAGCGCACGGTTGCGCGCAAGCTGGCGCCGCTGCTTGGTCGATCGCGATTCAAGTTTGCAAAGGGCGGCCGATCTTCCGGCAAGTCTCATTTCTTTGCAGAAAATGCGGTTCTTGCGCTGGTCGATAATCCGAATGCTCGCGGCCTTTGCATTCGCGAAGTGCAGCGCTCGCTGAAGTTCAGCGCAAAGCACTTGATCGAAAAAAAAATCGATTCGCTCGGGGTTTCGGATTACTTCGAAATCTACCGGGACGAAATCAGATCATCGCGCGGCACGGGGCTTATCGCATTTTCAGGGATGCAAGATCACACGGCAGATTCAGTCAAGTCATTCGAGGACTTTTCATTTTCTTGGTTCGAAGAATCGCAGCGCATGAGCAAGCGCAGCGCGGAAATCCTGATTCCGACCATTCGCGCGCCGGGCTCGGAACTTTGGTTTTCATGGAACCCGGAAGAACCGACGAACGCAATCGAGGCGCTTGCAGAAAGAGAACGAAATACAGGGCGAGCGATCGAGGTATTTATCAACTATGTCGACAATCCGCTGTGCCCGCAGGAAGCGAAAGACGAAGCCGAGTCAATGCGGCGAAGCGATCCAGACGCTTACGACCACATCTGGCTTGGTGGCTATGTTCAGCACAGCAAGGCGCGCATTTTGGCCGACCGAGTGCGAATCGAAGAATTCGAGCCAGGCACAGATTGGGATGGCCCGTACCACGGTATGGACTTTGGTTTCTCGCAAGACCCGCTCGCAGCGGTCCGAGTCTGGATTCATGGAAGGAGAATCTACGTCGAGCACGAAGCCGGGGGCACAGGCATAGAAAACGATGACATCGTGACAGAAGTATGCGAAGGCATCCCCGGCGCGGAAAGGTTCGAAATTCGGTGTGACAATGCTCGGCCGGAAACGATTTCGTATATTTCGCGGAATGGGCTGCCGCGTGCGGTATCGTGCGACAAGTGGAAAGGCAGTGTTCGCGATGGCATCGCGTTCCTTCGATCGTTCGAAATCGTCATCCATCCAAGGTGCAAGGAAACGGAAGCTGAAGCAAAGCTGTATTCCTACAAAACTGACCGATTGTCTGGACAAGTGTTGGACGATATAATCGACGCGCACAATCACTACATCGACGCGATTCGATATGCGCTCGATCCGATGATTAAACGCGGAAATTACGTCATCAAGAGGGTCGAAATGATATGAGCATCGACGCGCAGCGGAAGGACTACATCGACGCGCTTCCGGGCTGGAAGAAGATTGATGACGTTCGCAAGGCGCGTGACCTTGCGAAGTATCTGCGCAAACTCCATTCGCCGGGAATCGCGACATCGGAACTTGCCGGCGACACCGTTCGGCAGCGGCAATACGAAGATGCGGCCGTGTTCTACAACATCCTCGGCTTCACCGTGCGCGGCTTGATCGGGACAATGTTCAGGCGGCAGCCGACTCTCGCGCTTCCCGCCCGCTTGCAGTACATCGGCACCAACTCAGACGGCCGTGGGAACGGGATCGCGCAGCACTCCCGGCGCACGGCAATCAACGTGCTGACAAAGGGCCGCGCCGGGCTATGGGTCAACTACCCGAAAACGAACGGGGAAGTATCCATTGCCGAACGCGAGAAAGCATTTGCGACCATCCACTTTATCCGGCCCGAACAGATCATCAACTGGTCGGTGAAAAGCGATGGCGCAAACGCCAAGCTATCGCTGGTAGTCATCAAGTATCAACACGAAAAGATCGAGCAGTACGAAGTGAAATGCGTCGATCGAATCAAAGAACTGGCGCTCGATGGTGCGGGCCGGTATTTCGTTCGGGAGTGGGAGCGCGAAGAAAACGCGCGGGGAATCAAAAAGCGCGACGAATGGAAGCCGGTTGATGAGCCGTCTTACCCTACGGACGCGAGCGGAACCGAGTTTACCGAAATCCCGTTCACGTTCGTCGGGTCAGAAAACAACGATCATGAGGTCGATGAGGCGCCGATGATCGACATGGCCAGAGTCAACATCGGGCACTACCGCAACAGCGCCGATTATGAGGACTCGGTGTTCTACGCTGGCCAGTCGCAACCGTGGATGAGCGGCATGAATGAATCGTATTACGATTTGATCAAGCGCGAAGGCATCAGGGTAGGTTCGCGCGTCATGATGCCGGTGCCGCCGGGCGAGCAGTTCGGGTTTGCAACGCCTGACCCTAACCCGCTGGTGTTCGCAGCGATGAAGCACAAGGTTGAAATGATGATCGGTCTCGGCGCGCGCTTCATCGCGCCCGGCGGTCAAGCGAAAACCGCCTACGAAGCCGAAAGCGAGCGCGAGTCGTCTCATTCGCTGCTTCAAGCGATCGCCGAGAATGTTTCCGACGCATACACGCGCGCACTTGCATGGTGCAGCCGGTTCATGGGCTCTGACCAGCCCGCCGAATACATCATCGACAGCGATTTCTCAGACATTGGCGCGACGCCGCAACTTCTGGCGGCATGGGTAAAGTCCTACATCGATGGGGCGGTTCCAGAATCGCAATACATCGAATGGATGCAGCGGCAGGGTTATTTCGATCCGACGCTGCGGAGAGAGGAAATCGCCGAGCAACTGGCCGGCGATGCAAATGACGGCGCTGGTGGCGCCGAATCACAACTTGGTGAGGTGTGAAAATGAAATACGGACAGTTCGGATTCGGCAGAAAGAGAACTCGCGCGCAAGCGCTGATCGAATGCGGCGCGCGCGGCCTTTTCGCGGGCGATGGCTTTGGTGATGACGACGAAGGCGGCGACAAGGGCGGCGCTGGTGGCGCTGCCGATAAAGAAGGCAATGGCGGCACCGGCGACAAGGGCGGCGATGGTGAACTCGCGAAGCGGCTGGAAGCGCTCGAAGCGGAAAATGCCCGGCTGAAATCGCACGCCGATGACATTCTTTCGCAGCGCAAGAAGGACCGCGATCGCGCTGACGAACTCGCCCGAAAGGCCGGCGACTGGGAGGCGCTGGAAGCAAGCTACAAGGAAAAGCTGGCCGAAAATGAAAATTCTGTTGCATCGCTTACCGCGATCATCGAGAATAACTACTCAGGCAAGGCCGCGAGCGATATTGCGGCTGAAGTCGCTGTAAAGGGTTCCGAAGAACTGGTTCGCCGATGGGTAGCGCCGAGGATTCGGACCGAGTTTCGCGGGCCGGGTCAGGAGCCGAAAGTCACAGTTCTTGACAAGGCCGGCAAGCCGTCTGCAATGACGCTTGCCGAATTGAAGCAAGAACTGCTGACCGAAAAGGCGCTTGCGCCGGTTCTGGTCGACAGTCGAGCGAATGGCGCTGGTGGCGCAAACCCGGATGCTGGTGGTACTCCGGGATCGACGATGAGCAAGGACGAATGGTCGAAGCTGAACGGCAAGCAAAAGGCCGCAGCTATGAAGACCAACCCCAACCTGAAACTGATCTGAAGGAGTACCACCAATGAATGATCTGACCGTATTGGAACCGACGCTCTTCACCGCTGCGCAGGAAGTGGCAGCCGAGCCGTTCGGTGCAATCGACGCAATTCGTGCCGACTTCGACGACAAGCGCGTTGCCGTTGGCGACGATGTAACTGTTCCTTTCGCTCCGACGCGCACCGCGAAGGACTTCACGCCGGCCGCAACGTCCAGCACCGGCGATTCCGCGGCCGCCGGCGATATCAAAGTGACGATCACCAAGTCGCGAAAGGTGGACTGGGTTCTGACCGGCGAACAGATTCGCTCTCTTGAGAACGGCGGCAGCTTCGAAGCGTGGGTCGGGCCGCTGGTGCAAGAAGGAATGCGCACGCTGCGAAACGAAGCCGAAGTCGACTGCATAACCGCGATCAAGCAAGGCATCAGCCGAGCAATCGACAGCACCGGCGCCGGCCCGTTCGCGTCGAACATCAATCTGCTGGTCGATCTGCGCAAGATTCTTCGCGACAATGGCGCGCCGATGGCCGATGCTCAGTTTGTCATCGACACCACGGCCGGCGCTGATCTGCGCAAGCTTGGCATCATCCAGCAGGCTGATCAGGCCGGAACGGATGAAGAACGGCGCACCGGCAACCTGCTTCGCCAGTACGGATTCCGCATTCGGGAATCGAACGGCATCGAGCAGCACACCGCCGGCGATGCGATCGGGCGGTTGGTCAATGGCGCGATTGCCAGCGGCGTGACGAGCATCGCTTTCGATACCGGCTCTGGCAGCTTCAATGCCGGCGACCTGGTTACGATCAGCGGCAACGTCTACGGCGTGGCTTCGGCTACAGGCGCGACGCCGCTGACCATCAACCGGCCCGGCGCGCGCGGTGCAATCGCTGACAACGCCCCGATCGGCGAGGTGGGCGATTACACGCCGCTGCTCGGCTTCGAGCGCTCGGCTGTGGTCGGCGTAATGCGCCCGCCTGTGATGCCGAGCAACCCGACGCAGACGGCCATCCTGATCACCGACCAACTCGGCATGACCTACATGCTGCTGGCGATCGCTCAGTATGGTCAGATCACTTGGGAACTGCATCTGGCGTGGGGCTTCAAGGCCGTCAATACTCACCAGATCGCGGCGATCGCTGCCGCATAATCTGGCGCTCAATCAGTCGGCTCGGTCATCCGGGCCGGCTTTATTCACCAGAGGAGCAAATCATGTCCGACGAAAACGAAAACCAAGCCGGCAAAGAAGGGCCGGCAAAGCGCGGGCGGCCGCGAAAGGCAAACAAAACGAAAAGCGCATACGCTGATCCCGCAAGCAAACCGGCACCGGGCCTGATCCGCGTCCGGCGCGGCAATCTGCTGCTCGACATTTCACAGGAAACCGAGGCCGAACACGCCAGCCTCGAATGGGTCAAGGTCTAAATCATGGCGGGCTATGTCAGTGCCGCCGAAGTGCAAGCCGAGGCTGATCGCCTCGGTCTGACATGGTCCGGCACGGATGACGAAAAGGATCAGGCCATCGCCCGAGCTCAGATTTACATCGACGCGATGCGCTGGCCCGGCCGCCGGACACTCGGCCGCGATCAGGACAGCGAATGGCCGCGCGCCTACGCTTACGATCGAGAAGGATGGGCGATCGACGCGCTCACGGTGCCGCAGGAAATCAAGACGGCTGCCGCGCTGTTGGCGATCGTCGAATCCGCAACGCCGGACACGCTGTCGCCGGTCGTGACGCTCAATGATTTGGTCAAGCAAGAACAGGTCGGCGCGCTTTCTGTAACCTATCGCGACGGCACGGCAAGCGGGGCGCGGCCGATCATCACTCGGGTCCAAGACGTTGTGGCGCGCCTGCAACCGAGCGGCAGCACCTTCGAACTCACTCGGGCCTGATATCGTGGCGTTCGACTACGCAAAATCGGCAGCTACAGCGAAGCGGCTGATCGCCAACTTTGGCCGGCCGGTCATCATTCGCACGCCGGGAGCGGCAACCGGCCCGGCATACAACCCGACTCCAGGCACGCCGAGCGATGAAACGGTAAGCGCTGTCGAATTGAAGGATTCGATCATGAATCGATCTCGTCAATTGACGAAGTTCGGCGATCGAATGATGCTGATCGAAGCGCCGGACGGCGGTGCGCCGTCGCTGGACGCAACGATCATCGAGGCCGGGGAGCCGTGGCGCATTGTCGAGTCGATTCCTTTTTCGCCCGGCCCGTCGCTGGTCTATGCCGAACTGCTGCTGAGGCGCTGAATGGCGGTATCGGCGCGCGACTATGAAGCGGCGCTAGATCGGTTGGAGCCGATCGTCCGCGCGGCCTTCCTTGCATCGGTGCAGCGCATGACCAGCCGGGCGAGAATCGACGCGCTTTCGGCTGCGCTGGTTGCTGGCGATGTTGAAACCGTCATGATCGCGGCCGGCTTTCGTCCCGGCGCCTTCGATCAGCTTGTCGAATCAATCCGCGTGGCATTTTCCGAGGGCGGCGGCTTGCTGGCAGAAACCGCGCCGGCCTCGGTCGGGTTCGTGTTCAGCGTTACCGCCGATCGAGCGGCCGAATGGGTCCGGGCAAATGGGGCCATTCTGGTGACGGAGATTCGCGACCAGATTCGCCAAGTCATCGCCGACGAGATTGCGCAAGCGATACACACAGGCACCAGCCCGCGCACGGCCGCGCTCAGGCTGGTTGGGCGCATTGACCGCACCACCGGCCGCAGGTCGGGCGGTCTGGTCGGTCTTCATTCGTCTCAGGCGGCCGCAGTGCGCAGAATGCGCGAGGAACTGCGGTCAGGGGATGCCGTGCAGATGACGCGCTATTTCGGCAGGGCGCGAAGGGACAAGCGTTTCGATGGTTTGGCTGCCCGCGCGATTCAGGCCGGCCGGCCGGTAGCGGGCAGGGACATCGACCGCATGACGCAGCGCTATGCCGATCGGCTGCTGAAGCTGCGCGGGGACACCATCGCCCGGACCGAATCGCTGCAAGCGCTCAATGCAGGGCAGGGAGAAGCCGTAGAGCAGGCCATCGAGCAAGGTTTGATATCGCGACCGAATGCGCGGAAAATCTGGCGCACGGCCGCTGATTCACGCGTTCGCGACGACCACCAGACGATGGACGGGAACACGGCCGCATCAGGGCAGCCGTTTCAGTCTGGAAGCGGGGCGTTTCTGCTATGGCCGGGCGATCGATCGCTTGGTGCCGGCGGCGGCGACATCATCAATTGTCGCTGCCGCGCGGTTCATCAGGTGGATTGGATATCACAAGCGGTCGACCGCTGAGACCGTTCAAGCGGGCGATTTCGGAATCAGCGGGGGCGGCGAAGTGCAATGTTCCGCACTTACCGCGCCATGTGTACGGAATCCAGCGCGCATCGGCTGCGTCGGGGTCGAATAC